AAAGCACTGAACTATGCATTCATAACCAGTCCCATTCAACATCATCGCGACCCGCGAATCAGTTGATTCACGAGTCGCGATGATCCAGGTTCTCCAAATAGGAGTCATCAGGGTGCTTCACAGTAAAAAGGCAAGTTATTGTCACGGGCGAACGCCACAAGTTCCGCTTTTCTGTATTTTCCGATCTTCCAAAAATGGAGCATCAACTCATTGATTTGTTGAATAACCAAATTATTCATCAGAATTGCACCGGGTTCTCAGGATCGTGGGGCTTCCAGCGTAGCACGGTGCCATTGCCGGGGAACGGGATACAATGAACCTTACCATCGCGATCAAGGACTCGATGCATTGTACCGCCGGGACAAGTGAATAGAGTCACTGGATCAAAAATCCGGTATGGTTCATCACGACCGGGAATATCGTACACACGGTACACTTCATCAGTCAAATCACCTTCCTTGAGTTCAGAATCAGGTGCATTCGGTTCAACAAAAACTTCCTTAAGCGCTTCGTTCCAAGCTTGTTGCTGTTCAAGCTCGTTAATCTTATCAATGATTCTAATTAAAGCATCCATATCGCACGGGACTGCTTTTTTCATCATTTTCTCAAACAATTTCTCGGCTGCTACTCTTAAAAGAGCAATTTCTTTTTTCATGATTTCACCTCATAAAGAATACCGTCAATAATAGCCCACTCAATGGTTCGCGGATCAATGAGTCTTAGACCATTTTTCTCCATATCGGTGAATCTCAAACGACCATGTTCATCAAAACTGCCTACATGACGACCTTTCATGACTCGGACTTCACCGGCTAAAGTGTCCTTGATTGCTTTCTTGAGTTCAGTGTGCGAATTGGCGTCAAGCGCCGCATTGGTAACCTTTTCCGGATCAACCTTCTTTCGGAACTGAATTGTCATTGCAATTCGCGGAAAGTCAAGAATCTTCTTAATCAGATTGGACCGTGAAATTGGTTCTTCACTGATAACATCATCGGCGACCGTGAACTCCTTGTCAAAGATTTCACGATCAACTGTCCATTTCAAACCATTCTCATTTTGAACTATAACAGTAAGTTTGTCAACATTGATAACCTTGCCAAAAGAATTACGCGACCAGAAAGAGCCAGGTTTGATACTCATAATGGGTCCTTAGGTTTGATTTTGACATCATTGATAATCGCATAATTCACAGTACGCGGGTCGAGGTATTCCGGTGATTGTGCATCAATATTGAAAACACACAAACGTCCGTCAACAGAAAACTTAACACCACCACAACAAGCAAACAAACATTACGGCTTCACAAACGAAACCAACTATAAGCCTGTCTCGATATTCTTGTTCAATTAAAAAGTACTACGCTTTGGAAACTGAATAGGGAGACCTTCTGCATTGTAACTAATTTCAAATATCTGATCTTCAGGAACAGAGAGGATGGCCTCAAATAATTCACGTCTAGTAGTCATTCGATTCCTTAGTAATCGTTCTCTTGAGTTCAGTCTCAGCAATTGAAAGTGCCAATAAGCGAATTGCTTGTCGTACTTCATTCAAATCAAATATTTCAATTTTCTCCAGAATCTCACGAGCACGTTGTTGATAATATCTGGGATCACCAATAGCGGCAATAGCCATCATAGGTCCAGGACTACCTGGCTTAAAGGCGCAACTCAACAACACTCTCTTGATCGCAACAAACGTCAGCTTCTTCTTTGGCATCAATAGTCTCCCGATTTGGCCCAAACATTCTAGGTCGTTTCTGCCGCCAACGTTTGAGCAGATTCTTGGACGCTTCCTGCAATAATTCTTGCTCCTGTAAGCCTTCAACACCTATCGCATCATAATGTTCCCATGTTTCCTCTGAACGCATTGCTCGAATCGACGACCAGTAATCCATTTCTTTACTGAGTATGAAATCATGAAGCCAATCAAAAGCTTTTATATAATGATTGACTTTGTACTTTAATCCTTTCGCGACGTTGATTTGCTGCTTAGGAATACCTGCAATACGAAGAATCCTAACATAAGATTCCAATAATTTCTCAACGTCTTTCCTGGATTGCTTTGTCATTGATACCTTTCTTGCGTAATTCCCTACGAAGATCGAACTTGGTCATACGACTATAGTTTTTAATTTTGTAATAACGTGATAAGTTAATCAGCTCACGTTTTGATAAATTCTTCAAATTAGTTTTTTCAAACCATTCGCGAACAGACTCGATATCAATCTTATGAATAAATGTAATAAGCTCATTTCGTTTATCATGAGATGTACAATTCCAAACAGATGCAAATTCAGGATTCTGAATCAGGCGATTTATCGCCCTCAGATCCAGAGTTTTTCTGCGCATCTCCACTTGCATTGCGGCCGGACTGTTCATTGGCTTCACGTGTTTGAGCCTCCAGTTTTTGAGCATGTGCTGTGAAGAAATCGCAGAGGTTCATATAGAGTCGTCCATCAGCTGGTCCTAAGTCTTCAGCCATGGATTTGTCTACTAACCCCTGCAATAACTCCGATAAAGAGTTCACATGACTCAAATATGCGTCTATATCGCTCATTTTCCTAATTCCTCTGGGAAATTCAATCTTGAATAATCTTTCCATAAAGACCAAGCAGCTGCGTCATAAACTAAAGCCGCTTCTTTTGCTGTATTATACAGTCCGAGATGTGATTTTGTTCCTTGATAACAAATTTGTGCTCGCCATTTTTGATTCTTTTGTTCCCAAGAAACACCTTTATATCCAGAAATGTTATTACTGTTGGGACCACGATTGGCTTGATTTTGGGAATTTGTTGCAATTCTTATATTTGAATGTTGATTATTATGGCCATTACCATCAATGTGATCGATTTGACCTTTGAAACCAGGATTATACTTTTCCATAATGACGCGATGCATTTTAATATGTTTTCCATTAATTTTACTCTGGGCGTAAACAGTATTTCCCTTAGGGTGAGCCTGCCAGGAACATAAATTGAGTAGAAACTCAAAATCCTCGTCATCAACAAGAGCTTCATATCCTTGAGTAAGTGGAATAATTTTCATTATTTTTCACTCCAATTCTTCATTTTAGTCGACCAGTCTATTGATATTAAAGGAATAATTGAACGATATGTTTCAACTTTCTCCTTCACAACTCTTGTAATATCATCACTAATTTTAGGAATGCAGGTAACTAAAATCTCATCGTGAACATTCATCGGAGCCACAAACCATTCATGTACTCCCGACGGCTGTAAATTCCAAATAACACATTCAACAGCTTTTGTAATGCCGGCACCCGTTGATTGGATAACGTGATTAGCTGCGGCGCGCATGTTGTTTCCTTGAAGACCAAAAGCGGCCCCAAACAAAGCGCTACGAACTGCTCCACAAGCAGTTTGTTCACGATCGCGCCGCACAACCTTAAGTCGTATTTTAGTCCATTCCCCCGGTGGATTTTCGGCAAGTTGAAAAAGAGCTTTGCAAATTTGATTCTCAAGAGTAAAATATCGTCGAAATCCAAGCAATGATTCAATGTATTCTTGAGGTTCATGCCATTCAACTTTGCTTCCGATACCGCCGGGTTGCCTCATCGAGCAAAACTTCTCAATGATCTGTTCCCGAGCTTTAGCAACTCCAGGATACCGTTTATAGAATCTATCAAACGTATTTTGGGCAACCTCTTCCGAAACACTAAGCCGTTTAACCAGAGTATTAGCGTCACCACCGTAATTAAGACCGAACACACCGCGTTTACCATCTAGATAATAGTCTCTACCGGTTTTAACACCTTTCGAAGCCATAATTGATTCGTATGTCTGATCCGGAAAAAGAGCCTCAGCAAGTAAAGCATGAATCTTTTTACCGCTTTTGAGATCATTTTCAAGACCTTTATCTTTGTAGACAGCTGCTGAGATACACACCTCGAACGATTCAAAGTCACCGCCGTCTAATTGAGTTCCAGGATCTTGAAGCGTGAAACAAGACCTCACAAACTTGGTGTTGATGACACCTTGTGCATTAAGTCCATCAGCGCCAGACATTCTGGTTGATAAGGTTCCGATAACCTTGAATGACGCATGAAATCTTCTAGCTTTGAGAAGCTTGTCGTAAGTTTCAACTTCTTTGCCTGCGGACCGGGCATCACGAACATCACGTGCCCGGAGGGCAGCAGGATGCGGGTTATTTTCGTCATCTTCCCACCCATTAAGCCATTGAATTATGAGTCCATCTTCACAACGATCGCATTTACCATCAGGACACTCACACTTAGTCTCATCTTTTGGACCGGTAAGCTTCTGGAGAACCTCATCCCCGGTCCCATCAGCCTCAATAACAAGAAACTCTTCCTCGTCCATAACCTGACGAAGCCATCGCTTCACTGCTGAAGGGGCTGTCGGGGCTCCTGCAGCCCGCACCAAAGCATCTTTACGTTGTATCGCAATCTTATCCAAATTAACCGGAAAACCGTGCCACCGAACAGCACCAACCATACAGGCAAGGACACTATCGTCGTCACCAGAAATAGAATCAACAAACTTAGGATGATGATGCAAGTCCCTAGTGTATACAACATCATTTTTTGCATATTTCTGAGCCCTTTTATTATAATACCAATGATCAATATGACGCTGAATTACTTCAGGCCACGTCCAATTCCATTTTCCAGGCTTACCCCAAGCTAATGCAAATGGGGCATAACCGCCTTTCTTTTTTGGACCTTCATATGGTCTGAATCTTGAGTCCACTTCAACATCGGTGAATCTGTCGATAAGTTCCGGTTTGACTCCAAGAAGATGTTCAGCCAATGATTTGAGCGACGCATCGGGTTTGAACTTGAGTACAACATCACGGAAGTCTGAGTGAACGACACCATCCTTATCTTTAGACTCTGTAATATTCCATTGTGGTGCGTGTTTATTCTTTCTATCATTGAAGTAGATTCCGTCAAGTTGAACACGATTCGCAAGTTCCGAGCGGAGACGATCTACCATAATCGCCGGTACTTTTTTGATTCTAATATCTTTACGAGCCATGAGACATTGGTAAGGGCCTTTTCGACTATAAAGCATCAAATCCAAAGCGTTTTTTGGCTTTAAACAAATGTTCGTGAAACGTGCCTTCTCTTCCAGAATCGCTAATTCATCAATATGGTCCTCTGGAATTGCATTGTGATCCGGAAACAATTTGAATGTCGTGTATATTTTGCAAAGATGAAAATGGTCAAAAGCAAGGTGGAAACCCACAACCGTATGCTCCATCATCCACTCAATGAGACTTAGAGTCTTGTGAATCGGTTCTTTCCACGGGTGAAAAAGTATAACTGGACCATCATCTACTGCATACTGAATTAGTACACACATGCCATGGAAGCCACAACACTCAGTATCGTAATGAAGGAATTTCATTTGATTTTTAACAAAAGTTTATGTTTTGAAATTTCTTCACCGGTTACATCGTAAAGCATTAAAATTCCTTCTTCATAGTTTATACAAATTGATGAGACAAAATCATCGATTTTGAAGTCTCCAATCGGAACTTTGAGTTTGCAATCATAAAATATAATTGTATTATTTGTTAATTCATCGTATTGTACCCAATCAAATAATTGTTTTTCCATTTAATTCACACCGCTAGAGGCTTGACTCGAAGTGTTCCTTCCCAATGCAGAACACAATTGATTATACAAATCCCCAGAATATTTTCCAGTAGCCAATCCTGCCCAATCTACATTTTCAGTATTATCGAGAACTTGAACCTGAAGCAAATGTCTTTGTGTATACCCTTTCGAGTACAGAAGAATTCCCAAATTATCTTCATTCATCCAATTTGAGCCGAGATCCTCGTTCCACGTCAGCTCCACTGTCATTGATGGCATAAGTATCCTCGAACCTTTCTATGTGAACCATGAATTGACAGGCATCACAAACTAGATAATGTTTCCAGGATGAACATTCATCAAACAAATGAATCCCGCGACAACAAAAATAATGTCTCCAGAATCGCAGTATCAGACCATAGCTTAAAAACCAAGAATACGTAATTCCATAATAATTCATTGATTTTAACCTCAAAAATGTGAACTAAGGATGACGAGAATCGAACCGCATTACGGATTTCCGCCCGGTGCCCTACCGTCAGATGACATCCCACTCACTTTGGCCAAGAGCCAAGGGTCAGAATCGAACTGACGACAAATTGATTACAAATCAATCGCTCTACCAACTGAGCTACCTTGGCAAATGGCTACGATGACTTTCCGAGACTGATGCGGTGGCCTGCCAATGCTCAGCGTCCATCCGCAGCCAAAATTACCCTTGGCCTGACTACACCAGGCTGCACTTCTACGCTAACCTTGCATGTTTTGATCTGACTACACCAGATCGCACTTCTATGCTGACCGGGATGCTTTGGCACTCCGACCTACTGGCAAAACAATACAAAGCTTACTGGCAAGGGAATAGGGCGTAGGGGATTTGAACCCACTGATACGAGATTGAAGGTCTCGTGTGCTAACCACTACACTAACGCCCCAAAAGTACGGGCGACGAGGTTCGAATTCGTATTATCTTCTATCGATGAAGATGACTTACCATAACCGCAGTACGCGGCCTTGCTTAGTTGATAAGCGCTGCTGAGTCTTTAACAGTCGTATGTAGGGATGCTGCAACATCAGGCTCCGTTTCCACAAGACGGTTTGTGCTGCCTTTACCTGCCTCAACACTTGAAATTGGAATACGATAGAATTTATCAACTTTCTTACACTCATTTCTAATATCAAAAAACAACTCGGCAGTGTTAATCTCTCCATTTGTCCAAGCCATACATCGGGTTGCAAACCCAAATCCTGGTCCTTCTTTACCAATATGACGCATCATTTCTTGAACTTCATTTTTCGCACGACGCTTCTTTTTGAAAGGATTATCTTTGGGCTTACTGATGCTTACGCCCCTTTCACCACGAAGCATTGCATTCTTGATATTTCGGACAGCTTCGTACTGAAGTTCAGCAAGTTTCGCTGGATCGTTGGTCTTGCGTTTAAGACCATAAATTTGTTTAATCTGGGCGTTGTTGAGAATACCTGCGGCCGCTTCCTCCTGAATTACCTCAGGCAATTCAAGTAAATTATAGCGAACCTGTACCCAACTACGATTACGTCCTATGGCTTCGGCTGCCTTCTCTTGAACAAGCCCAAGATCCTTTAACTTTGAAAGAGCGTTTGCCTCCTCCATGATATTTAGCTCGCATCTTTGCAAGTTCTCAGTCAAGTTATAAACGCGAGCCTGAATCTCACTAAGGCCGTGCTTAATCATCGCAGGAATTACATCTCGCCCAAGTACTCTATATGCCATATGACGACGGTGACCAGCAACGATTCTGAACTCAAAAGGTTTGGGCAAACCACCATCTACATCTTCGGCTCCTTGAACGGATATTGGAAATTGAAGCCCATTTTTATCAATATCACCAGCAAGAGTAGCCACATCATAAGGAGCAATACGACCCCTACAATTGAAATTATTGTCCGATAAGATCGTTGCCATGGGTATGAGTTTAACCTCATAATTACTCATAACGTCGGTCATTGATATTTCTCCAAATAGGTTGCGGCTCGTCTTAGAGTTTCTGGGTTATCATAATAGTATCCTAACCCTGTGTTACAATTATGACATAAAAGGCCGCGTACTTTTCCCGTTTCATGGTCATGATCCACAGATAATGAAACATTTTTAATACACTTATTACCGCAAATTTCACATTTTCCGTCCTGAAATTTGAGTTTGTACTCAATCCATTCCGGCGAAACATCATATTTGTATATACAACTTACAGCATTGTTTTTAGCTCGAAGGCATACTTTGCATCTTGCACGTTTCCCATTCAATCCGGTTTCGTGAAGACTGAATTGATCCCAAGGCTTATAGATTAAACATTTTGTACAAGCTCGTCCTTTTTTATCAACTCTTAAAGAGGTTTTACTGCCACAAAAACATTTCTTACATTTGGGTTGCTTACCATTTACTCCAGTCGGATGGTCATAAAATTCATTCCACAACTTAAACACACCACAAAAAGTACAATTTCGCCCCTTTTTAGTTATCATCCTTCAGGCCCAGCAAGTGTGACTTTATACTTCTTAGGACCATCCACCTCCTCTTCTCGCCTCAACTTGATAGGAAGACGCCAACTTATTCCTCTATTTTCACCGGATTTAACTCCGTGTAAAAGTTGCATTGGCTCATTATAACCAGAAAGACCTTCGAAAATATAAGGATCAGTTCCAATCCATGCGCCATTAATAATAGTCTCATTCTTGAGAATTGCTTGCGTCCCAAGAGCGTGAAAATGGCCAATACAATAATAATTAATCGTTCGTCCGTGAGCTGCATTAAGCGCCGTGAGTCGTTGAGTTTTGCGAGCAATCCCGTACCAAGGGATACCTGCCCAACCCTTAATTCCGTCTCCGTGCTCACAATGGAAATTATAACCTTCAATTTCCACAACTGCTGAAAACGCTTCTGGGATAATGAACTCAACGTGAGCTAGCTCAGCACAATAAGCCCTAGCTGTTTCGGCAATCAGATAATCCCATGAATCCCAAGCGTGATGATAATCCTTCTTTGCAACGTCCTTACGGCGACCATGATTCCCAGACAAATATAACACTTTAATTTGTGGAAACCAAGCACTTAATTCACGGATCATTTGACCATGAAGTTGTCCAATGGCCAAACAGTTTCTCATCATATTCCCGTAATGGGTATTGATGACATTTTGGCGAATCTCACCTGATGTGTGGTCACCATAAGCCAAAATATACAAAGTCTCAAAACTATACCCAGCCATCCTATTCTGAGTATAATCAAGAATTGTTTCAACCAAATTTTCGCCCCGAGCCAAAGCAATATTAAAATCGTGACGCTCAAGATTCTGAACCATATGTGGATGAATCATAGCATCATGATGCCCATCGCTCATATGTAGGACACACGACTCTTTAACAGGGCCACGTTGCTGTCTTTTCCACATATGATACGGAGGAGCAAGCGGTTGTACCAATTCCTTCATTTGCTCGCCCAAAATGCGCAATGTCGCATCACCTTTCTGAGCGATCCGGAGCTGTTGTCGCAGCTTCCGATTTTCGTCAATAAGAATCACGTTCTTACCTTGAACCTTATTGAGATCACTGAGTTCAGTCTCAGTTGGTTCAGGTTTGGCCACCGATGCTTTCTTTTCTCTTTTTCGTTCTACGCCGGCATCATCAAGCCATCTCTGTAATGACCCACGTGAACAACCTAAATTACGCGCGGTTGCAGCTATAGTTTCACCACACTTAACTGCTTCTACTGCTCCAGTAATTTGTTCAACAGTGTATAATTTTTCAAAGTCGGTCATTGAGTTTATCCTCAAAAAGTTTCAGTTATGACAATACATCTAAAATTTCAGCCATAGAAACGTCAACACCTAACGTCAAATCTTGTCTGGCAATTTTCTCATTCAATTTAGCCAGAACCAGATAATCCGTAGGGAGATGCAATGCATCAAAGATAGTAGCACCCCTATTAACATTCATACTTGGCCTATGGATGCGGTCGACGCTTTGGATACGATCCTGAGCATTATGAGTATTAGACCAATAGAAACTGCTAGGCGAAGCTGTAAGAGTAAGCCCCATTCCGGCCGCGCCGGGTTGTCCGATAAAGCCAACTCTCGGGTAATCGAGTTTTGCGTCTTGAAATAGGTCCAATGGGTCGATATTTGGGACGGAAGAATGGATTCCACGTCCATCCCACCGAATATATTGCCATCCCATATCCTCGAAAATACGCACGCAACGATCAACAGATCCGGTAAAGCCAGCATAAGTGACAAGACGCCCTACTTCTACATGTTGATCAATTTTTTCACGTAAGGCATCCTCTTTCGGGCATACCAACTCTTTTACTGTTCGTGTGAATACATCAATTTCGCCTTTACCTTCGCATTTAATACAGGGCATCATAAGGTGATCAAAATGTATTTCTCTCCAAATTACCTCCGCATTTTGTTCACGTTCAGAACTGTATTGTGGACCTTTGAGCTCAGGATCATCATTATCAATGGAATCAAGTGGTGGAAGATTGAATTCAAATTCAGGCTTCACAACCCAATCCAATGCTTCTTTTTTACCTCTACAAATTGGACAAAGTTCTGTGCCTAACTTCTCCTTCTTATACAAAAAGCCATCAGATAATGTTCTTAAGCGAGTCAAGGCTTCCACTGCACTGGGCGCATTTCGGGCCATTGTCCTCGCTATTTGTAGAAGCTTTTTGCTGGGCTCAAGCTCGATGGTTTCAAATCGCTTCTCTGGCAAATCGAGACAATCACTTTTGAGTTGCACCAAGACGAGACCGTCCATTCGTCTGTGTAGCTTTTTGACTTCATTGATTGCGAGTTCAAACTCATGAGTTTCCTTGACGTCTAATATTTCTGGGTCAAGGTGATCCACATGTTCTTCAACTTCACCACAAATCGTACAAGCGCCGTCGCCTTCAAACTCATGATAATTTCCAGTGATCCCATGATTGGGATGATTTTTGACTTTACCACACGTGTCACAAATATCATCGCGGTCTCTCCACGTCTCAATATGTTTATGCGGTCCACCGCCGAAGTCTCGGTCAACAAGGACAGCTAAACGACGTTTCAATTTACCAATATCACCCTCAATCAGGTAACCAGGACATGCAATATGACATTGCGCCCACCAATCAAGCGGAGATAAAGGAGCCGGAGACCCAGACATAAGGATAATCCAACAATCATCGCCCCAGTATTCGCGCATAGCATTAGCCATAATGACCGCAGCCATGGTTCGTTGAGACGTTGGAGTCTTTACGCAAGATGATTCGTCTAGTGTTAACCACTGAGGAGGCTTGAAATCAAAACCTTCAAGCTGTTTAACCCGCTTCACGAGACCGTTATAAGTCATCATGGTTGGACGAATTAAACATTCCCATTTTCTGAGTTCGCGCTCAACAGCTTTGATGCCAGATCGTGGAGCCACGTACCATGCACTTTGTGGCTTTGCGATCTCACGAGCTTGAATTTCAGTCAATGTCTTGCCGACTCCCATCTCCCCTGAGAGTATACAACAACGACGAGTCAGTAAGAAAGATACCCCGTTACGTTGATGATCCATCAACTCGGGGCGTAGATGTTCGTAGACGGGCAGCGGGGATTTGTATGCTGCGTAGGGCTTGTCGCCCTGGAGATATCGAAGTTGAAATGCATTGTGTTGATCATCAACTACACTCCAAATTTTATCTGTTCCAAAAGTCTTACTAACCCAATCTCTCATGTTAGGGAGCTGATACGCGTGATACGCGTGGCCACTCATGAGTTTGATTTCGGCATTAAGTTTCTTGTTGAATTCGGCGACGAAGAAAATTCGGCCTTTTGTGTAAACAAGCTTTGCAGGGTACTTCTTTCGATTTTTCTTCGGGCCTAAAATGAGTTTGGTGTCAACGGTTTTCATTTAAGTACCGATGTGCTTTGAGTACGAAATCAGAATTATCCTTAAAAGCGCCTAACCCTCGGTTACAAACTCATACACAATATGCCTCTAATTTTCTGTGTTTTGTGACAATGATCTATTGTAGCTGAATTAGCTTTTCAACGTTATGGGCTATACTCCAAACAATATGTATCATCATGCAAATCCTTTGCTCGATACTCGAACCAAATATCATTAAGACCCAGCTGATCAAAAGCCCGTTTAATGGTATTAAACAAGAGACGCAAACGTTTTGGTACATCAGGATTACAGCATATAATTACAGCATCTCTCCAATCTGCTAACGTTCCAGACAGAATGGCGACTCGTCCTTCGTCTTCAGCAGCAGGAGCGGATAATACATCCAGGCTCGTGGTCTCGGCAAAGAATAAAATGGTCGTAGTAGAACTAACAACCATAAATGACAATGAAAAATGCCGAAGCCACGGGCCGGGACGCCTCAGATTGCTCTGTACGTCACTGGTCCGGCCGAGTTTAAACTCAGCAAGACTGGCCAGATATTTTGAAATAGATGATAACTGCGCGGGGCAATTATCCACACCAGTTGCAGGGCTGCGACCAAGTAATCTCTTGGATACAGATAAATAATTAGTCCAATCGACTTGACTCAATGTGATAGGGATTACTTGATCGGCCATGATACTACCGCTCTACTTCTTCTTGCTCGCCCTCTTTCACGTCTTCGCCAGCAGCCTTAGGCTTTGGCGGGTTTTTGAACCTTAAGACTTGCTCATCAGCTTCTTCCTTCGTTGGAAGAGGGGACGGCGGAGTCGAACAAGGGGTGATAACGGGACCATGCCACTTGTATTTTCCATTGTCAATTAATTCAGCACGTAAATGACATGCATTGCCACCAATGAATGGATTGAATTTACGGGCCGCACGTTTAAGCGTCGGAGATCCGCAGAAGAAAGTGGCAAAAGTCTTCTCGCAAGAAACCCAGAGAAGAACCTCAGGACCAGCCATGCAATCCTTTACCTTATCAGCTTGCAATGACTGAATACGAGCATACTCGGGGTCCTTCTTGTCATAGATGATCATGACGTTACCACTGGCATCCTTCTGAAAGGCGCGAGCACGAGCAGTAAAGACAATGACATCAAGCTCCTTGCCAAGGTCAACAATTTCGCCATCCCGGACAAGCCCATAATGACCGCCTGAGATTTTACCCTCAGCAGCAGCGTCACTCTTCAGTGTAAAGAGTTGCAAATAAGGTAGAAATCCGCTACCAGCAGATAATTCAATAAGCAAATCTTGATCAGCGGCGATGAGATCACCACCAAGAGATTCAACAGGAACAAGTGATTTGTCGTCAGGCATTAAAACCTCAAAAAAGAGTGTGAAAATGATAATTAAGAACTTAACACAAAACACTCCCTAAAACCGGTAAAAATAACAACAGCCTACCGTAGCATCTTGCTACAATAAACTGTTGCTCGGGAGCACAATACAAAAGCGAGTGGCAGTGGAGCAAATCAAGTAGGCACTACCGGATTGCTTGATCAATCTTTTACTCGCTTGAGTTCAAACTCAAACTACCAAAATAGCGGCCTCTTCCTGCGCCTTCGCGGCATTTGCCGCAGCTTCTTCAGCCTTCTTCGTGGCGCGAGCGGCAGCGCGCTTCTTCTTCTCGTCATCGAGACGAGTCTGCTTCTCTTCCCATGCCGCCCTTTGAACTTCAACACTCGTCGGGTCAATGTTAAGGACCCACTGCAAAGTGAGGTAAGCAGCTTCTCCCGCCGAATTACAATCAGCTACAATCGCGGACAAAACAACCCGCGATTTGAGTTCCTCTTCCAATTCGGGCTTCTTTCGAACCTTGACATTGGGAGTAAACTCAGGCTTGCCAGCTTCCTTACCGGCCTTTTCAGCATCCTTGATTTCCTTCACACGATTTTGGACCAACGGACCAAACTCAGTCGTTGCCATCGTCATTGCGCTGTCGATATAATTGAGCTGCTCGTCGTGAGGCAACTTGGCGAGAATAACAGCGTTACTTACACTGATATCGCCATTATCGACAATATCTTGAACGACCTTGTTTAGCTTCAGGAGGCCGAATCGCTGATTCAACCATGCCGGCGAACGATGGACCTTGTTGGCCAAATCAGTCATCGTCCAGGTCGGATTAGAAGAAATGACACGCTGCAAACCCTTCGTGTACTGCACCGGCTTTGTTTCAATACGCATACAATTGCCGATGATCTGAGCCAAAAGGGCCTCAGTCTCATCAAAATTCTTGAGGTTAACCTCAATTGTTTCGTGTCCAACTTCGCTACAAGCTGTGTAACGATGAAGACCTTCAACAATCTCATAATAAGTCACTTTCTCACCTTCAACTTCTTCGATGCGCTCACGCACACAAATCGGATTCAACAAACCAATCGTTGGATCGCCGATTGAATCGCGAAGATTGATATACTTCTCGCTTTCACGATCGACGGAACGGAGGGCGACCGGATTCGGTCGAATGTCAGAAATGGCCACATTGGGCATACGTTACTCTCCTAATTAATGTGATTGAGACGAAACTCATACTGAGACATTCTAAGATTGAATCTGAGTTTGAACTCACTGATACCGGTTTTTTGAACTCAACTCAAATTCGCGTCCTGTACCTAGAATATATCTCATCTTATACTAGCCCGCAAATCGACAATTGTTGCACAGGATTCTATTCAATATATTCTATATGCGCCCGCGTAAGGATTACCTTAAGTCCTTTACTGGCAAGGGGTTACGTCGAACATTTTAACAACTTGACATAAAACCTTGACAGTAAACAAGTTACACAAAATACGAGAATTCGTGTTTTACCTTACTTCATACCTGATATGTGTGTTTTGTTTTTTAGCATGTGCGCTAATAGAGAATAGAAATTCCTGTATTTCCTGTAAGTCCTTTACCAACAATAAATTACAAAAAATTACGCAACAATAATAGTCATTAAGGCTAGTATAGGATAGAAGGAAATATATAATTTTCTGAGTTGAGTTCAAACTTTCAAACTCAAAATCTCAATCTCTGAGTTCAAACTCACGCTTTAGTCTTAAAATCTAATTTTAAGCTATTCATGTGGGTCCGTCTCAGGCGTCCGGGAGATTGAGTATGAACTCAGATCCTCTACAAACTGAAGCTATCAAGAAATTTCTTGAAGCCAACACTCACAAAGACTTAGCCGATCTCTACACGGAAGATATGGAGGTCCAAGTCCTTGCAGCGCAGGATAATGGCACACGAGTCGCCGGTGAGTATCTAGGCCGCGCTTGGAACGGTTGGGCAGATCCACAAGATCCCAGCCTCATCTGGAAATCGTTCCGCATTCCTTACAAGGCGAAAACGGTTCCTGAATATAATCCCAGAGAACAAAAGTGGCCACTTGGTTTGCACGCCGAAGGAATCGGGATGACCGGCTGGAATTGGGTTCAGCGCAAATCACTTTGGGTTGCTTATGATTTCGATTCTATTGCAAACCATACACAAGGCTTGACAGCTGACGAACTTGAACAAGTTAAAGTTGCAGCTGTATCTATCCCTTGGGTCACAGTGCGAAAATCAACTTCTGGAAAAGGTTACCACATTTACGTCTTTCTGGAAGGTGTAAGAACTGAGAATCACACCGAACACGCTGCCATCGGTCGTGCAATACTTGGTATGCTCTCCGCGAAAACAGGATTTGATTTCAAAAGTAAAGTAGATTGTTGTGGCGGAAACATGTGGGTATGGGCGCGCAAGATGAAAGGTACAGACGGCCTGACTCTTGTGAAAAAAGGTGTTCCACTAAAGGAAATCCCACCAAATTGGCGAGACCATGTTGAAGTAGTTAAAGGTTCACGTCGTAAAAATCTTCCAAGATATGTTGAAAATACTGATATTAATGAGTTTGAAGAACTTTGTGGAACAAGACCACGTATCAAACTAGATGAAGTTCACTTAAAGTTACACACCTATTTAGATGAAATGGGTGCTCAATGGTGGTGGGATGCCGATCACTGGATGATGGTTTGCCACACCGCTGACTTGAAACGATGCCATACTGATCTTAATCTCAGAGGCATCTTCGAAACAATAGCTACTGGTAAAGAAGCACCTGATCATAATGCATTTTGCTTCCCCATGAAAAAGGGCGGATGGTCCGTTCGGCGATACTCGGAAGGCGTTCAAGAACATGCATCATGGGAGCAAGATTCACAAGGCTACACTAAATGTTTCTTTAATCATGAACCTGATCTTAAAACAGCAGCAAGATCCAATGATGGTATTGAAACCGAGAAAGGCGGTTTTGAATTCACTGAAGCTGAGGTTGCACTCAAAACTGCATTAAGCCTTGGAGCAAATGTCACACTTCCTCCATGGGCCATGAATCGCACAACTATCCTCAAGCATCATAAAGTTGATGGTCGTCTCATTATGGAAGTTAAACGCGAACCTTCTGATAATGGGGGAGAAATGCGCGGCTGGCGAGAAGATAAAGGTTGGTGGAAACGAATTTTCAATACTCGTGTTACACCAGTTACTGAACCCGAAACAGGTAATAACGATGATTTAGTGCGTCACCTTATTACGGACAGTGGCGATGACTACGGTTGGGTTGTAAATACAGGTGACAATTGGAATACAGAACCGTTAGCCCATGTCAAATTGAGTTTAAAATCACTATCTTATGTTGATCGCGAAATAAACGCAATTCTCGGGCAATGTGTATTAAGAGGTTGGACACTGGTGAATATCCCTTTTGATGATGAATTCCCCGGAGATCGGCGATGGAATAGAGGCGCTGCGCAACTTAAATACAAACCTAAATTAGAAGAACCCTTTCATCATCCAACATGGTCTAGAGTTCTTAACCACACCGGTGCGGGATTAGACGATGCCGTTAAAGATAACGCTTGGTGTCAAGTAAATGGTATTATGACCGGAGAAGAATATTTGAAGCTTTGGATAGCATCAATGTTTCAACAACCCGCAGAACAATTACCTTATTTGTTTTTCTTTTCAGAGAAAGAAGGGACAGGAAAATCAATTTTCCATGAAGCCCTTAACCTTCTTATGACGAAAGGTTGTATGGAAGCTAATGACGCATTAATGTCTAGCGGTAACTTCAATGGGGAATTACAAAACGCTGTTTTATGTTATGTGGAAGAAGTTGATCTTACCAAACACAAAGAAGCGCGTGCAAAAATTAAGAATTGGGTAACAGCTAAACAGCTTACGATTCATCCTAAGAATCAAACACCTTATTCAATCACAAACACCACACACTGGGTTCAATGTGCAAATTCACAAACACACTGCCCTGTTTTTACAGGTGATACACGCATAACAATGTGTCATGTCTCGCTCTTAAAAGAAATTATCCCGAAAGGACAATTACTCCAACTTCTAGAAAAAGAAGCGTCTGATTTTCTTGGGGCAGTGATGTCAATTGAATTACCACAACCTGAGGACAGACTCAGTATCCCTATCATAGAAACTGAAGAAAAGAAAACAACAGCTAGAAACAATATGTCACCGCTTGAGATGTTTATCGATGAATGCTGTCATCCTATAGAAGGTGCACTCGTCCCTTACGGTGACTTTTACACTAAGTTTGTTTCTTGGCTCGATGCCGAAGATGTAGGTAATTGGAGCAAAATTCGTGTTGGTCGAGAAATACCTCGTACCTTCCCGAAAGGGCGTAATACATCCGAGGGTGGTAAGTTCTTTGTCTCTAATTTAAGTTTCGACTCAGAAACAAAGCCAAGTAATCCTTGGCGACTTGTGGGCGACAAGCTCGTGCGCGCATAACAAGGTCTCAGAATAGGTACAGTGAAATGGGTTATCCTATAACTACACATGTTGACGAAAACGGCCGAGTTTGCACTAAATGCAAAATATATAAATCTTGGTCTGAGTTTGGACTCAAAGCGAATGGTGTTAATGGTCACAATTCACTTTGCAAATTATGTTGGAATAAGAAACATAGATTATTAAGAAAATTTAGTAATTATGGTTTGACGGTAGAGCAATATGAAGCTATGTATGCACGCCAGAATGAATGTTGTGCAATTTGTAATGAGAAAATTACATTAGAATGTATTCACAGTAAAAATACGCTTGTATTGATCATGTTGGTTACGTTCTTGTAAAAGTCCGTGGTCTTTTGTGTCATAACTGTAATGTTATGTTAGGTATGGCAAAAAACGACCTAAAAATTCTTGAAACCGCCGCTGCTTATTTGAGGACAAACTCATGATTATAGTTGGAATCGGGTATCGTAAGGGAAGAGGTAAAGATTCCCTCGCCAATTTCATTAAAGACCATCTTTCAATTAACTGCAAAGGTTGCACTGTAAGAGTTGTGGGATTTGCAGACAAACTCAAAGATATCTCATACCAACTTTTCAGTTGGGCAGGTCTACAGCGTGGAATCTACTATGAGAGTCATTATCAGATGAAAGAAGAAATCCTCCCGGCAATCGGCATGTCACCACGCGATATTTGGATCGCTGTAGGCAATGCATTGCGAAAAGTGTATTCTAAATCATGGATTCATTTTTTAACAAAGAATCCACAAAACGTCGATGTTTTGTTATGTAAAGATTTAGGTTTCGTGAACGAAGCAGAAGAAATCCGTGCAACCAAAGGCGGTGTATTAGTCAAAATGGAACGTGAAGGTCCAATGGCAACTGATGGTCGTGAAACTGAACTCGATGGTTGGTTGGATTGGGATATTATCGTCAAGAATCATGGAACACTCCATGATCTTCAACGAACAGCTGTACAAATTTGCACGGAGTATATACTCAAATGAAGCATTTTAATGGCCATCTACCAGCTTCGATAGACGTGGAAACTACGGGGTTCATCCCCGGATATCATGATATTATCCAAATTGCAATTTTGATTTTAGACCCGATGGACATGAAGCCAATGAAACATATTCTTCCATGTTATTTGAACATGAAGCCAAAACGGCCAGAAAATATGGATCATAAGGCAATGCACATAACTCGCATTAACTTTGCAAAATTAATGCAACGTGCCCTTGATCCTTGGGATGCCGCTGACATCTTTGAGCAGTGGTTTGAGGCGCTTAAACGCGATAATAACAAACGCAAAGCTGTTCTTGGAGAAGGTAAGAAGCTGTTACCAATAGCACAAAACTGGGTATTTGATAGAAACTTCATTATTGATTGGTTAGATGGACTTACAGATCCTGTAAATGGAGAATATTGCAATTTCGAATCATTCTTTCATCCATGGGTTCGCGATACATTAACTATTGCTCAGTTTCTTAATGATAAATATGTCATGGACCCAAACTGTATTTTACCGCATAAAGTTCCATTTCCAAAATCAAATCTCGGGTATCTCTGTTCACAACTTAAAATCAAAAACCTTCAACCGCATGACGCTTTGCAAGACTGTCTTGCGACTGCTGCGGTCTATAGGAAGATGATTCGCGGGGAAATTCCATAAATTATGATAATCTAGAAGGACATTTTCCGCAAATTTCAAGATTCACATCTTGATTCCTCTTCTCACAATTTGGATTATTACATTGGCAAAAAGTACTCATGTTTCCATTGCTATTAAGTAACGGAGCTACCATTCGATATACACAAGGTGCTGAGTTTAAAATCAGTCGTCTTGGATTCTTTGGGTCGTGTACGTACCCATTCTTCTTTGGCGCCATCCCAATATAAAGCAAACTTCCATCCGGTCTTTCAACCGGATCGGTAGATTTGTTTTCTGGTATCTTCTTGCGAACTCTTTTCGCGCCACCGCAACATCCCATTATTTTTTCCTCCGTTTATATGGATATTCTCGTGCCGTGATATTCTCAATTGGAATGAACAAAATATCTAATTCTCCAGTTTGAGATGTGCCTTGCGCGAGTGCTACCCTGGATTCATCCTCGTGTGCAACCCAACCAAGGCTTCTATTAATAATGATCCCACATTGGGCTACATCATCTCGGTGAACACGATCCCCGCTTCCTACCGCGTCACGCCAAATAATCCAACATACCTCAGATTTTTTACATGGATAATCCATAGTTAACCTCCAAGAGGACCATCTTTCATACCTTGCCAAGCTTCAGGATTAGAAGGTCGTCCTGCTGCTGTAATTGCAGGGGTTTCTGGCTCTTCACATTCAGCACCCCATTTATCCGCAACTACCACATGACCTGTCATACCAGCAATAACACCCCAATCGCCAACACAACCTTGACTACCGGATGCTTTCCATGCAGCTCCTGCTGCATCAGCAGCTACTTTGGAATTGAACCAAATATATGATGAACAATCAGAACCTACACTGAAATTATGTGTCATTGGGATACCACAATCACCTTCAGTACCAGATATCAAATCATCATCCATTTTAACGGTCATAATTTCGCCCATACAAAGTCGCACAGCTGCAGCACAATTATCTTGTGGCTCTTCAGGTAAATCATCCTGAGGATCTCCATCTCCATCACCTCCACCCTCACCTGTTTGAGTATTTTCATCGGTATTTTTATTATCGCGGGAATCTTGTTGTTCATTTTTAGTTGTGTTTTCAATCCATTCAGGACCTCTTGTACCTAATGGATTTTTTGTTGTTCCTACATTTCCACCACTCTCACCTGGAGTATCATCAGTTGGTTTTTTATCATCCTTATCAGATGGTGAAGGATCACCTTGATCCTTACTACATTTATCTGAATATGGACTTGGACCGGGACCCATACTTGCTATACTTTTACAGCCACCCGCTGAAAAAGTTATTTGTTGTCCCGGTTCTAATACTGGGGGAGCTAATGGATGTAAATCCGGAGGTTCTACATCAACATTCGGTCCAGAACCACCGACTTTTCCTTGCGTATAATCCTCCCTTTCAGGATAAAGATTAGAAATATCAATATCAGCAGGCCATGCAAAAATATAAGGTTCTCTTTCGCCTGATCGTACAGGTGTCCAGAATTCAAATTCAATTTCATTATTATCCGAGTTATAGGTTGCTTTTTCAATAAAACATTTTACTTTTGAATCAGAAAAATCAGAAAGATCAATTTCTGCTATATCAAAAACTTCAGCTTGAAGTTTGGTTAATGGTGTCTTACACTTGATTTTTCGCCAAGTGTTTGCCATACGTATTAACCAAAAAGTTGCAGTTTTTTCAACAAGTTGATAATATTTGAATGTAAAAAAATTAAATACTTGTTCTTGTGTTCCATACCTTAATATGTTATACCTGAGAATTGCTTTATTTGGATCAGTATAAACATGATTTGGTATCCATTCCGCTACAAACTTAGTTACAAGTTCTTCAGTTTCTGTGTGTGTCATCATAAATGATTTTGGAAGTATATCAGTTTCAGTGATTTCAATATCTTTTGATGGTTCCTCGGATAAATAAGTCAAAAAGAACACATCATTCCTAAGAACCAAGGCACATCGTTGTTGAAAAGCTATTTGTTGTAATAAATCTAAAATATTTCCTCTCTCAAGAAGAGGAAAATCCATTGGGTACTTATCACCAAGTTTCGTTTTAACAGCGTTAAAAGTTGTCGCATCAACACTAAATACAGTGTATTTATCAATCAACCATGTTAAAATATCAACGGTGTTTGGCCCGACACTGGATGTTAGCGTCACATATATTTCATCTTCATACCCTTCATCACGTTTACTTAGAGGTTTTGACATGACAACTTCAGTAACCGTGTATTCAACAAAATCAGAATAACGAGTTGTATAATAATCAGATGGTACAGATACAAGTTGTCTGATTCCAGATGCTTTGAATGTTCGATAAGCAGCAACACGCAGTACAGTACTGGGAAGAATATTACAAATATACACAATTTCTTCATTCCCAAGCATAACTACTTCACAACCAGGTTCTGCCCAAAAGAAATCGGCTTTTGGAAAAGCTGCTAAATAATCCCAACCAGTATCTCCCGGATCATCACCAGGAGCACAACCTGTAGCATACATTCTCAAAGCGCCAAAAACACCTGGATTATAAACATCACGTCCACTTACTTGAAGACCAGTAGTATGTTCTTTACGTTCCTCACAATTATCCTAATTGCGCCTCATCACAAACAAGTATCCAAAGAAATGTATTTTGTGGAAATTTCGAACCACCAAGAATTTCAATAACATCTCCTATTTTTATACTATAACTTTTTTGAAGTGCTAATTCTGTTTCCCATTCAATTATTTGCTCTAATCTTCTACAATAACAGTCCATATCTTCCATGAATGTAGCTATATGTGTTCCAAAAACCCCAGGTAAATCATCCTCACCTTGAACTGCTTTTGTTCCTGCAGAAACTAATGGGCAACATGTAAGCTTCAATTGTTCTAAGCGTTTTTCAAGTGTAAAATCATAAATGCCAAAACCTGTTTTTAAAACAGCTTTGTATGGAGTTTTAGTTCTTAATGCTGGTACATTAACAGGTGTACCAAAACAAAGCGGCCAAGCCTTACCAACCAAATCAATGTCTGAATAAGCAAAATTACCTTCCTCAATAGAGAAACCATATTCAGCATCTTCAATTTGATTAACAACATCGAATCTTACTGTACGGTCACTTTCATGCCACTCGATTGGACTGGAAACTTGTCCTTTAAAAAGGAGAAATCGATCAGCAAAATCAAGATCCTTGTACCACTGATAGACCCAAACAGGTTGTTTGTGAACATCAACATTGTCCAAAATATTTTTGATTGTACCATCAATATCATCCAATGTGACACTGATTTGTTGGGAATCACCAGATGTACCTTGAGATACACCTTGAATCGTGATCACGTTATCAAGGCCACTTACTTCCTGAATTGTGCCACTAACACGTTCTTCTGGAATAGCAATATCACCATATCGTTTAACACCCCCATTACCCCATTGAACCTCTAAGATAATTATAGGCTCCATACCTTCTTTTGCAGCTATTTTTGCCAAGCCATTTACTGAGATATCTCTCATTGTTTTATGCCCTCAAATTCAATTTGAATATCGGCTAATGTTTCACCCGTGTTAACATTACCAGGAATAGCTTGACTATTTTCAAATTCATTTGGATTTGTCGTAATCCATCCAAGCCAAAGTTGATCCAAATGATCCAGTAACATGATTCGTGTGCGATAATAAGCAACTAAAAATGCACGAAACTCAAGTGCCTTCATCCGTGTCACACGAAAACGCATTTGTAATCGCTTACGCCCATTTTTTGATTTAACATAAGTATATCTTGTATTATCCATACTGCGTTTAGTTGTAACAGATGCCATAAAAGATTCCGAATCACCAAACTGAGGATTCGGAAGAAACACATGCACTTCGATTAAAGGGTATGGAGCACCGAATCTTACACTCATTGTAATTCACCTTCGAATTCAAATGAAATGTCCACAATATCTCGTCGTGAACGAACAAATGGTTCATCAGGCGTTATAATAACGCCATGCCATATGCGACCATCCCAGTCTTCGAAGCCAACTTCCAAACCAAGTGAATCAAGAAAAAATTGTTGTACCGCGGCAGCTTCAGTTTCCGTCAAACCCGTAAAGGTCAATGCTAAAATCTGTAATTTTGGCCATGTTGGATCAGCAAAAACTTGCAACGTACCTCCACGAGATTCACGTTGGATTCGCATATTTTGCAATCGATCACGATCCCCAAGCATAGGTGCTCGAATTTGAACAGCTTTTGTCGGGATTACTGTTGGCCAATATAGTCTTACATGATTTTGACGTACTAACGTTGGGGCCGTGGATGATGGTGGTGTCGGTGCGTTTGGATCTGAACTATAACCTAAAACTGGATCATAAATACAAAGACTACCAACACCATCTGTAATGAATGCGTGTTGAAAAACTAAATTATCAGAAGCTATCGGAAATCTTATACTATTGTATTCAGCATATGATTGACTCCAAACTATCCAATGTTTAACGAGTCGTATAAAGTCATCATCCATCACATCCGTGAATACGAATGTCTGTTGAAGAATTTGTTCCTTAGGAAAACCAGCCCAATGTGTGAAAACAAGACTATTACTAGTAGAATGTGATGTAGCTGTTGCTTTAATCCATGTCCTGGCAACATTATCCGTGAAAACAAGATTACTAGGAATAGCATCTACTTCAATACCGCCTGGAATAATTAGACCGCCACCGGCGATATGAGTAAACATTAATTCCTGTACAAAAGTAACAAAGTTACAATCTGCTTGCTGTGTGAAGCTAAATGCTTGAGTTACTCCAACATCGATACTAGAAGGATTTGAACAATTATCGGTGAAAATAAATCCTTGTATAAGCTCCGCACAATATGGCATCACAACGAGCGAATGTGAAAAGCTAAATGCAGAAGTTGCTGATACTGCAAACCCTTGATTAAAAGTTAAAGCCTGTGAAAACTCAAGACCTTGTGCAATTGTATGATCCGTGATACTACTATCAGCAGTTTGTGAAAATTCAAGACCCTGTGCAACAGTATAAGAAATTGATCCTGTATAGGCAAGAGTTTGTGAAAATTCAAAATTTTGTGCGGTCTGCAAACCAATGATAACAGTGGTTTCTTGTGCAAAGTCCAATGACTGTGCAGTCTGTATATTGATACTGACACTGCTTCCTTGCGAAAAAATAAGACTATGATCAACAGTTCTATTAAAAACTTGAGGCGCACCAGATTGAGTTAAAACTTCAACAAATTGCCTTGTAGCACGAAGTTCCCCGTCACCAGTCGAAGCGACTTCAATATCTTGTCGTGTAACTCTTAGGACCATGATATTATCCTACTTCGACGCCAAATTGTGCTGCATTTACACCGGCTTCAATCCAAGCTGCTGATGTATGGGGATCTTGCTCTAAAATACGTTCACGATGAGTATAAGTAGTGGAACCCACAGGCTCTGCTGAACCTGCACTCACCGTGGTACTTGATTTGCATGGTTGTTTCAATGTAAAGATATTAACATCTGTTTCACGTACTGTAGTATTGATTTGGACGCCTAGGATATCCCCGAGACTACCTGGCATAGATTCGTAATTATAGAGATCACGGTCCGTACTTGTACTACTTTCAACATAACTAGTATCATCATCGGATACCACTTCATCAACACACTCATAATTTGACCCAGCACTCGGTGTGAAGTCCGTTTCATCTCCAGCACTATTCGGAAAGATTCCAGACACCATGCAAACACCAAGGAAATTATTGTTCACACTACCAGCATCATCACAAATATAGATGTCATCATACGTAAAATTATACGTAGCATCTGTGGTTCCATAAAAACGTACAGCGGCCACATCAGCGAGTGCACCTTGTAGCGTGTCTTTTGAGGTTAAACTCAAAACACTATTTTCATCAACTTTAACGTCCACAGTTCCTGCTGAATTGTCGAGGAAGATTTTAATCTCAATATAATACCAAGTTTCAGTCGATAACCCGGCGGTTGTTGATCTTCCAAGTTCTGACCCGCGCCGCTCAACTACAATTTCTCCACCTGAAGTGATTTGCACATTGATTCCAAAATCAATGTATTCCTCAATAAAATAAAGAATATTTGTATCAGCAATCGGTAATACATCACATTTCCATGCAAAACCAATGATGATAGTATCAATCGCTGCAGCTGTATTCAAAGCTGGTGTTTGAATATATGGATTACCGGTTGTGTTCGTATTCCAAGCAAATGTTCCAGCGCCTGCACGTCCTTGAACAAGAGTACCAAGACCTTCAACACGATAAGTCAGATATTTTCGGGATATATCATTATTGGCAGAAATAGTACCAATACCACCAAAGCCTTCAAAGCCTTCAACCCATCTTAACATTATCCTACCTCCACACCAAATTGAGCTGCATTTACACCAGCTTCAATCCAAGCCACTGATGTATGTGGGTCTTGTTCTAAGATACGTGTTTTCGTAATATATGATTGAGTATTTAAAACAACACCAGCATCAGTACTAAGAGTTGTACTAGATTTACAAGGTTGTTTAAGGGTATAATTTGTTTCATCGGTTTCACGCCCCGTTGAATTCATTTGCAAACCCTTGATAACATCGACACCAGCCATTGAAGCGTAATTATAAAGATCACGATTTGTTGAAGTTGAATCCTCAACATATGTTGTATCATCATCTTGTGGATTCTCGTCCACAGCCGCATAATTTGCGCCGGCGCTTGGTGTCCAATCTGTATCATCCCCTGCACCATCCGGAAGAATACCATCTACCCGAATACTACCAAGAAAATCATTATTAACTGATCCAGTGGTATCACAAATGTAAATATCATCATATGTGTAAGCTTGAACTGTTGAGTTCCCATAAAAACGAGCGCCTTGTGCTGTAGTTGTTGCACCAACTTTTGTGTCTATGTTTGTTAAAGCAAATTGTTCAACACCATTGATTTTGAGAGTTGCTGATCCAGTTGTGTCATGAACCGTCATTTTTAATTCAATATAATGATATGCCCCTGGACGTAAAGAAACAGTAGATGCCGCAAGAATAGTTGTACCACGACGTAAGACAAGTTTATTACTTGCAAACATTGAAAGATTGAGACCTAAAGCTGCATTACCTTCAATAATATACATAACAATAGCACCATGCGCGAAAGCTGAAAATTTAAACGCAAATCCAATTATAATTTCTGAAATTGTACCCAGATTTGGGGTTTGAAAATATGGATTCGATGTAGTTGAAGTATTTAATGCACGACTCATACGTCCTGTCTCAATACCAGCCATATTGGCCGTACGATTTACTGTCGGATATTTTCGATCAATATCTGGAGTTGGGGCACCAGTGGTTCCAAAATGTTCGAAACCTTCAACCCAAAGTAAAGCCATGATGATTCTCCATTTTACGTCGTGGAGTAAAAAAGCGGCCGGGGTAGATGACGACTCTACCCCGGCCTAATGACTAGCTCGTTGAAGCGTTAACTGTGTAAGTCACCTTCAATTGGTCACCATTCGAAACGGCAACATCGCCACCACTGAACAATGCAGTGGACCACAACGTATTACCCGCAGTATGGTCACCCTTTGTTTGGGCTTCACCGTCGTCACCAACAATGAAGATACCTTTGACCGTACCAGCGCCCGTAATATCAAAAATCGCCTTCGTTGACGTATTGGTGATCGACTGACCAGATGCAGCATCCGGCGGCCACTCAGGTCGTGTAGTCGTGGAATCACCATTGTTGGCATCCGTATACGACGAAAACGTATCCCATTCATTTCCAGCTTGATCAATATCATCATACGTGTCTGTCGCATCAAGAGCCGTATAACCCGTCAGATTAATCAGACCCATGTACCACGCCGTTCGTTGCGTACCGGAATCAAAATACACATTCAGATTGTTGTCAAGCCCTTCATTCGTGATACCATTTGGGAACTCACGAACATCAATGACTTCACCATTGCGAATATGTTCAACCTTGAACATACCACATTGTCGAAACATACCTTCGGCACGCGGAAAACGTCGATTCCGCGACTCATCACCCCACTTCGGACCGCCGGGCGTTTTACCGATTTCAACATCAGCCTTATCAGGCTGCCAACGACGCTTCTCGCGCTCAATTTGCTGGTCTCGCATGGCCGCAAACCGACGCCTACGCTCTAACTGTCGTTCATTCATCGACTTCTCCTGGTATTAAATGTTTGTCGTCTAGACTCGCGTTTAATTGCTTTCATTATTTCACGAGCCGTTTCACGTGGACTAGCTTCCTCAGGAACCTCAATATTAATGTCTCCAAAATTGTTGGTGGTACCGGTATCTACCCGATTGAAAGAAGGCATGATGCCAGCATTCATCGCTTGAATTTGTGGAAAAAACTTTCGTGTCGCATTAACTGTGTTGAAAGATTCACCAGGTTGTGCTAGAACCGGAACACTATCCATTCCAATTTGACCACCGGCAGCACGACGTATCGGATCAAACGCAAGTCCACCTAATTGTCTACGAACTAAAGCACCATAATGTGCCATTTGACCACCACTAGCTGCTGTTTTTTGACGATAGGCATCAGCTGCAGCAAGTGTAGCTCGTGCTTCCCTACCTAAAGCTGAAACTGCTCGATTAGAAGCATCAGTAGCTTTGTCACCTGCATCCGTTGCTTTAATACCTAACGTATCCATCGCTTCACCGGCCGCTTTATTAGCTTCTTCAAGAGGAGCAAGTGTTTCAGCAGACATAGCCTTTCTAGCGGCTTCTTGTGCTTTATCAACTACACCATCAAGTTTATCAATAACAGCTTGAATAGCTTTAGCAAGTGTAGGATAACCTTGAACTCCGGCACGAGTCGCTAATTCAGTCATAGCGAATAATGCCTGCTTCGCGGTTTTTGCTCCTTCTGGACTAAAATTATCAGGGGATAATGATTTTTCTATCGCTGTTTCTAATTCAGTAAAACGTGTAACAATACCTCTGACTGTTGGATCTAATCTATTGAATTCTGCAAAATTGGAACCAGTGAAAAAATTAGAAAATATTGTCGCAAATCGTTCTACACTATTACCCAAATCAAGAAATGCAAAAGATTGTGAAGTAAGATTTCCAAGTTTCCCAAAGAACCCTGCATCAGGATCAACCGCGAAACCTCGCATCTGGCGACCCATCTGCAAAGCAACTTCCATCACATTAATTGCGGCTCCACGAGCATCAACCAATTCATCTTTCCAAGCAGCTGTTGCTGTTTGCATTTCCAGCATTGAAGTTGCTGCTTCACTCGTATCCTTCTCTACTTTAGGTAAAGCTTTTTGAGCTTCTTCCATTCCCCGACCACCAATTTCAACTCCCGTCAATTTTTCAAAAGCAATTTTTTCTCCTTCAGGTATTGAATCAGCTTGAGCGTTCAATTTAGCAAGAATTCGGCCGAGGTTAATATCAATAACCTCAGTAAAATCAATCTTAACACCTGTTATCGGATCGCGAAAAGCTTCCTCAAATTTTTTCCTAAACGCCGTTACTTCAGGTTCATATTGTTCAAGAATCCGGGCATTTTTACCACCTAAATCATATTCTTCCTGAATTATAGTGGTAAGCTTCCTCATTTTCTCCCGAACACTTTTCAAATCAATATCAGGCGATACTTCACCTTTATCAATAATCTCTTGTAGTTTCCTGACTTCAGCTTCAAAAGCTTTGATACGAACAAGACGCGCTTCTTCCTCAGCACGAATTTTATCTGCTGTTTTCTTTGCACTAATCTGCTGCTGTGCAATGGTATTTTGAATACGCAATTGTTGTTGCTGTGCAGATAGTGTTTGTTCTACAGCTTTAGCAATACTAGCAGAATTCTTTGAAGAATCAGCAGTACGTACAGCTTGTTTAGCGACTGATTCTGCTTGTTTTGCTAATTCTTTCGCACGTTCTCGATCGCCAGCAAGTAATGCTCGATTCGAATCACGAACTAAATCTTGTGAACGTTGAATCTGTCTCCATGATTTCTGTTGATCATTAAGACCCTTGATGCTACGTTCAAAATTGAAATCTGCGATTGATTTTTGAATACTACGAGTTTCATTCTCTAACGTTTTTAAAGCATCAGCTGCTTTTTCAGTTGCATCACGTACAATACCGACAAATTGCTCATAAGCACCAAATCGTGCTTCCATCTGATCATCAATACTACCAAAAACAGCATTCTGCAAACCTTCAGCAAAATCTGCATCTTGTTGCCAGAGCTGTTGTTTCTTCTGCAAAAATTGTTGTAATCTTGCAAAAGTTGATTCTTCAGTTTCTTCAATTGCTGCGCGCCGAGCTTTTTCAGCACGTATACTGGACTTTGCTGCCTCGGCATTCGCTTCTTTTATCCTATCACGAGCACGTTCAGCCGCATTTGAAACCTGATTATATACTACAACAATCGCAGCTATAGCAGCGCCTAAAGCAAGAGCCCCACCTAATGGAGTCAAAACGAAACTTGTTGTTGCCCCTAAAGCTGCAAGTGCAGCTGCTTTAACACTCGTAAAGGACGCGATAAGCGCAATACTTTTGGTAATGACTCCAGTAGCAAAAATTATATACGCTGAGGCTGCGGTAGCGGCGGCTGCTGTTATAGCTGCTAAAGCTTCAGGGCCACCACCTAATACAGCAAATGCTGTATTTAGTAATTTAATAGTACTTTTACCAAAAGTATCAGTGAATATATTCTTGATTCTAGTGAGTTCAACCTCAAATTTCTTGGCATCAGTTTCAAAAATTGTTTCAAAAGCTTTACCAAGATCCTCAGCACCTGCAACTTTAATCTGGTCTAAAGCTTCAGCAAATTGCTCAGCTTTACTACCAGCCAAACCTAATACACCCCGAATGGCTCGCACACGATTAAACAAATCACCAATTTCAGATGCTGAATCACCCGTTGCTTCAGTTAATTTATTAAGAAAACCTTCAAAACCAAATGCCTGGATTCCGGCTTCTGCTGATGCTATACCCAATTCTTTGAAGGCTTGCTTCAAATTATCAGTTGGACGAATCAATTTCAACTGAATATTATTGATTAGGGTAAATGCTTCATTGTATTTCAAACCCTGAACCGTTAAAGTTGCAACGGCTGCATTTACTGCATCAAATGAAACCCCTAATTGTGCTGATAAAACCAAAACACGACCATATGTATTAGCAAATTCTTCACCACGAATACGACCTAATTCAATAGTCTTAAACAGTTTGCCAGCGACTTCTTCGGCATCAGTTGAAGCAAAACCATAAGCATTGATTGCAGAAGACAACAAATTTACCGCTGAAGCTGTATCAGTTACGGCGGCAACTGCAAACTTATTTGCTGCAGTAAGAAATTCAAAAGCTTCTGAACCTTCAGTTACCTGGTTCGACAAAGTTTGATAAAGACCTTCTGCCACCACATCAAGAGGTTGTGCAAATTGCTCGGAAATTTCCCGTACACGAGAACCAAGTTGACCTAATGACATACCAAGGTCGCCACCGATCGTCTGAATTTCGGCTAGAGCAACTTGATAATCAAGAGCTTCACTTACTCCATCAGCAAACGCATTTGTAATAACTGTAATTGCTCGGTGAATAGTTTGAATCGCAAAAATTCGAACAACAGATTGCCACGACAACAATACTACTTTGCCAGATTCTGCACCTGATTGACCGACTTTATCAAAAGCAGGCGGAAGTTTATTTGCCGCTACTTTGACTTTATTTGTTGATTGTGCGACTGCAGCATTAGATGCAGTAATATTAGCTCCAGTTTGACTTACTGCATCAGAAATCGTTGTTTGAGCATCTGTGACACCTTGCATATCCGCTTTGACTTGAGCAAATCCTGATACTTTAACAGGAGTCTTCGAGACTGCTGAAAGTCTGGCCATGGAATCGGCCATTCGACTAACAGTTTTATCGAAACTCCTGCCAGCTCGATTAAAACTGCGCGTTCCTTCAGCAGCTGCTCGAATAGCGTCATTATATTGACGAGTTTCTTGTTCAAGACGATTTAAGGTAGCGATTGCCTCAGTTGCATCAAAACCTATCCTGGTATTAAGATCGTCTGCCATTATCCCACCCTCTTAATAATTCTCTGACGAAATTTTATAACGGGCAAACGAAAAGATAATGCAAATGATTGCAATGCTCTGTTTCCAGCTTCAAAAGATTTCCACGGAGCCGATTTACTTATTCCAACATATTGAGTTTCTTGTTCAACATAATGCGGAACACGCGTACTAGCTGTAAATTCATAAATAGGTGTCTCAATTTTGATTTCAGCGTCACCGAGACGCTCACCTTTCGGCACACGACTTCTTGTTCTTAAAGGAGATAAAACAATTTGCCCTTTTGCTACTCTGGAAACACTTAGTAATGACGCACGGGCCATTCCCGACCAAAGCGGAACTCGACCCGTTACCGCCGTCAACCATTCCCTCGCAGCTTCTTCCAATTGAAGCTGCATATAATTCTCTAAATTATCCCGCTCCGAAACTAAAAGCCGATTTCTCGCCTCTTCAACAGCATCTTCGCTTAGACTATTGGCTCGCATAACACCATTCACAAGTCGACTGATTTCAATATCACTGAGACCAGATTCACGTAGTTCTTTCGTGTACTTATCCCACGTGGTATGATCATCCAACTTTACAGTTTCCCACTCAAGATCCGGAGTTCCATCCTCAAGACCCTTGATCACCATATAAGCAACACGTTTATTACCGTAATTTGTCAAAGCCTGTTGAAAACCTTTGTCTTCAATATTAGAGATAATTTCCCCGCCAGGCAATGTTTTGGTAGGTGGTTTTGGTGGCGGACACAATGTCGTAAATGGTTCAAAGTCTTCAATCGCTTTCGCCAAGAAGATCAAATCCCCATTTGGTCGCGGGAGCGGAATTGGTTCAATGTGTACGCCAGGTCGTTTGCCTTTTAGCTTCATCAAATAGCTCCTCAAGGTTAATAAAAAGAAAAAGAAGGGCAGTGTTGTACCCGACACTCATTTAAGTAACCGGCAATTAACCCCGATCACCCCTTCTTTGAACTCAAACTCAATAATCATTGGTACGGGTGATAACCGCCTTTGTGGCGTTACATTGTCCCGTAACAGAAACCTGTGCCGCATCCGAGTCATGACTAAGTTGCGTGTAGAAGAACTGAGGCAACTTAATCACTTCCGCAAGAATACTACCGCAAGCCGGGGCATTAATGATTTCAATATCAACAACAAACGAAGCACACGGATCTGCAGTATTAGAAGATACCCAATCGGCCGCAGCTCCTTGCTGCTTCAACGCATCTTCAAAAGTAGGTGTTCCTGCACCACTCAGAGATTTGAGGAATTCCCACGTAAAATCGAACGATACATCCATTGGTTGTTCATCACCTTCGCGATAAGTATCCATTAATCCACGGTCACGAAGATATTCAATTTCACGATTCTCATCATAAGTGAAATTGCCTTCACCGAGTTTAACGTTAAGAATCTGAGGACCAAAAGTAATAGCCTCACCACCAGTCAAAGCAATCTTCAAAGCAGGATTAATATCGACGCTGTTTGTTGCACCGATTGGATAACCCTTTGTCGTTTCCGTAAAAACCGGAGGCGTCGAATCGCTGAGATCAATATCCGTACACATAACCATTGTAGTGATGTCCATACCTAAAACACTTGCACCACTGAACGTCAATACAACCGGAGCTGTATCCACTGGACCACCGGTAACAGCAACATCACCGGCAGTATAGACCACACCCTCAATAACCAAGCCGGCCAAAGCCGTATCGACAATCGTTTGAAGATCACCAAATACTTCATCAAACGCAATTGCTCCGGTAGTCACGGACGAGTTACCAGGAAGAGTAATTGACATCGTAAAAGTACCAGACGTCGAAGCAATCGCCGGCGCAGTTTGAACTTCATCAACAGCTGCACCAGCTGTAACACGATTAGTAACAGTATAATCCTGTGTGTCACCTGCAAAATTGACCCCAGCACCCACGGGAACAGTAGTCGGCATCGTACCAAGTGTAAGTCCTACAGTCGTTGCATTCAACAACGCACCGCCAGCAATCACAGTTGGACTTGATGTACCATTTCCAAAGCCATCCTTAACTCGTACCGTGGCATCCTTCAGGTCAAAAGGAGCATAGGCAACCAAACTAGGTTTGGTTCGAAGAAATTCCACGTTTTTAATCTCCTTCGTTAAGATGTATTTCGAACGCCGCTTGAACAGTGGCCTCCTCAATTGGAACTTTCGGATCGATCTGTCCAAAGTGAAGAACTCTCACGTTCTCTTTAGGCCCTCGATTAATTAACTGCAAAGTTC